AAGGCCATCAAGCGCCGGGATCTGGCTGAGTGGTACATGGATTGGGCAAATGGCGGCAAGGTATCCATGGCGCACGCCTTCATCGCCCAAATCCGGACCCTCTGCGGTTTCGGCGCCAGCATGCTCGAGGACGAGGAATGCGAGCGTATCTCGCTGGTGCTCCATCGGATGCGGTTCGCGAACAGCCCGCCGCGCACCGAGCGGCTTATGGCGCCTCAGGTCAATGCGATCCGCAAAGCCGCCCGTGAGCACTTCGGCTGGTATTCGCTGGCCTTGGCTCAGGCCTTCCAGTTCGAGTGCATGTTCCGGCAACGTGACTGCCTAGGGGAATGGGTTCCAGAAACCGAGCCGGGCGAGAGCGATGTTCGGCACAACGGTCAAAAGTGGTTCCGTGGAATCCGCTGGGAAGAGATCAACGACAAGTGGATTTTGAAGCACAAGACCAGCAAGCGACAGAAGGAAATTCAGTGGAACCTTGCCGCCGCCGAGATGGTGATGGAGGAATTGGCCATCCTGGTCGAGATGCCCATCGACCAGTTAAGCCGGGGACTGTTCCCGGCAAGCGGACCGATCATCATCAACGACGTGACCGGCCTCCCCTGGAGCGCGAACGAGTACCGGAGAAAATGGCGCAAGGTCGCTGATCATGTCGGCGTCCCCAAGGGGGTGTACAACATGGATTCGAGAGCCGGCGCAATCACCGAAGCGACCGAGGCGGGCGCCGATCTTGAGCACGTCAAGCACGCGGCGACGCACAGCGACATTTCGCAGACGCAGCGCTACAGTCGAGGCGCGACGGAAAAGATCGCCAGCGTTCAGAAATCGCGGATTGAATTTCGCAATAAAGAGAAGTTCAAGAACCACGACTGATCAACACTTCTGAGCAGCCACTAGCGGAGAGAAACATGAATTTGAGCGATGTCGCCAAGGTCTGGCTCAAGGCCGCGGCGGTTGCCTACCCCGAGCCCGTAACGATTTCCCCCAAAACAAAACCGGAAACGGTTGCCCTGCTGGAATTGCGGGAGCGCGATTTGATAGAACAATACGATATGTGGCCGAACGGGGATCGCCGCTGGTTGGTTACGCCGGCCGGGCGCGCAGCGCTCCCCCAGTCGTAAACAGGGAACGATGATGATGAAAATTGAAGGCCGAATTCGGCTCGACCATGATGAAATCAGGCAGTTGATTGCTGAGCACATCAGCAACTGTTACGGCATCCAAATGACCTCAGAAGGGGTCAGCCTATGGCCTGATGCGGATGGCTACGCTCCTCCGAAGTGCTGCGCCAGTATCGATGTCAGCGCCCACACGAAGGTGAATGGCTACCCGCAGACGCCACCCAGCACATAAGCGAGGAGTCGTTATGACAGAAGCCGTGCCACTTAAGGATTGCCCCATCGGCCTGTTCACAGCCGCCGAAAGCGGAGAACTATGCCTCAAAACTGAATACGGCAATAACGAGGGGCGGATCGACGCCTACATCGTTTCGTCTGGCGAGTTCTTTTGGGGACGGCAGCCTCAGACGATCGCCAGCCAGCGCGAACAGCTTGTCCGCCCCGTTGACGTGGATGTCGTTCCGCTGGTTCGCTGCGAGTACTGCGGCGGAGATGGGAGCGACGACGACGGCGAGAACTGCCCCGAATGCGAAGGCGTGGGCTGGGTGCGCACAGTTGGGCAATGAGCGTGGATGAGCCTAGCCCTTCGCCCGTTCTCGCCTCTTAAGCTCCCGGTCGATAGCTGCTCGGATCAGGTCGAGCCGATCCTCCCCCTCCTCTAAGGCCGCGTCCATGCGGGCCTTAGCCCCCTCGGGGAGGGTCAGGTTGATGTTCTCGCTCCAAAGCTTCTTGCGTCCCACGCGGCGGGGAATATCGCGTACATGAATTTGAGTCAATCGGCACCTTTATCGTGTACATGCTATTGACACCGTATCATGTACACGATAAAACGCAACCGTCAGCAACGGAGGCGACCATGTTTGATCAGACCCTTATGACCTGCCGGTTTTGCAAAGAGTCCTCTTTCGATACCGACAAGATGGTGAAGTACGGCGTTCGTCACTACGCACACTTCAAGTGCTACCTCGACGCTGGCAAGAGCTTGGACGATCTGCATAGCTGGCAGGTCGGACAATTCCCCTACCGCCTCCTAAAGGAGCGCGGGCTGGCCAGCTTCGCTAAGAACGTCGCCAAGGGCATGGCAACAGCCAAAACGCTGGGGCTGACCTGATGCCGCGAGGCGAGAACCTTCACTGCGCATTTCGGACGGGGACGCGGCGTTATACGTCGCGGCCTCCGGCCAGTTGCCGTGCGGCCCGAGCCGCTTGGGACTCCTTCGCTAAGGATGGTCCTGTCGTCTGGTTGCAGTTGCTTGACGGTCTATGGGGCGCGGAGCGGCCTAACGGTGATCTGGACTGCTTAGAGAATGTGGGGCTTTACTGATGCTAGACCCGGCTCCGATCAGAAACCACAAATGGGACGAGGCAGTTTGCGCAACGTTTTTATCAGTCGTGCTTCTCGGTCCCGGCCTGTTCGGACTATTCTGTGCATGGATGGGCTGGTAACCTCATCCCCGCTGCCCCTGAGGCAGCGCGCTACAGCGCGAACCGCTTCCGAGCCTGGATCGTCCGCCAACGAACCGTAGCCGTTCCAGCCCCTGATCCGATCGCATAAAGCCGCATCGACAGGAACGCGCCGCCGCCCTTCACCGTCACTGGATAGGACGGCGTTTTTAAGTAGTAGGTGCCGCCAGTCGTGGAGATCGGATTGTTGTCCAGCGGCTTCAAGTCCGTCAAATTCCAAGTGGTCGAGCCGTCGCTATATTGGAGATCCATTTGGACACCAGCAAGAACGGCGCCGCTGTCAACAACAACAACGCCAACGCCCTCCAGGAAATCCCCGATGCTGATGTTGCCTATCACGGCGTCTTGCCGAATGCGACAAATGTCGCCGGCAGCGCCGAATGTGCAGGCCATGATGCATTCATTGCCCGGAGAACCGTCCGCTGGCGTGCCAGTCGAGACAACACTAGTTTGCGTACCTCCACCGCCTGTACGGTCTACCGTCCAGCTTCCGGGGACAGTACCCGTGACGCCGAGCGAACCGGAGCCAGAGCCGCCCGATGTCGTCATGAACAGCGGATTCAGAAGCAGGTTGTTCGTGGTGATACTGGTGATTTCGTTGACGTCTGCTGGCAGATAGGGAACGGTTGGGAAGTTAGCCGTGAAGAAGGCCGCGAGGTTGCGGCCGACGATCTCGGCACCCTTGTTGGACATATGGGTACCGGAGCCCGTGGCTTCAGCCGCATAACCTGACTTGAATCGGAGAGTGGAAGTTGTGGATGCTGCGGGGTCATGCATCTGCGACCAGAGGTCATAGATGAGGACGCCAGGCGCCGACCTTGCAAATTCACGCAGCCGCTGATTGAGATTGATGCAGGCGGCGATCTGAGCCGTGCCGAAGACCTCAGCGCCGCACTCCAGGTTGATGATGACGCGCTGGCCGCCGGCCCTTAGAAACTGCTGAGCCGCATATTGGATGTTCTGGAAGCAGATCTGTGCGACGTTAGAGGTCGTAACGGAAACACCCTGGTTAGGGCCAACCGTGTTGACGGTCGTATACCCGACGCCAGAATTGTTGACATCGTTAACACCGATCTGAATCCATAGCGTTCCAGCTCCGGAAGCGATCGTGGCCGCAAGGCGCGCAAGCATAGTGTCTGATTGATCGCCAGAAAGACCGCCGTTATAGACGACATCGAACGGCTTCTTGGCGATGGAATTGGCTATGGTGAAGTGCGTATAGCCGCTGAAACCGAAGTTGTTGCCGAGGCTCTGATAGAACCGAGCCACTCGGCTGTCGCCAAGCGAGGCCAACGCATAGATCGGCTTCAGTGCGGAAATAATGTTGATGCTCATATCAGCTAAGTCCTGTTGCTACGGTGATGCGCTGTTCCACGCCGTTGTTGTCGGTCACCGTCACGAATTGCTCGGCGCCGTTGTTGTCGGTGACTGTTAGGAATTGCTGGCCAGCTGGCGGCTGTTGACTGTTGCCCCCGCCCCCGAGATGGCCAAAGCCCCTCCCCAGACTTCCCATTCGTCCAAAAGACATGCTTGCTCCAAAGAAAAAGGCCCCCGCGAGGGAGCCTGGTCAGGTCAGATTGTTGGTGGGGTTAGAGGCGGATGATCTTCAATTTGAGATAACGCGCCAACAGATACTCAATACGCGCGCCACCGCTGCGCCACCAGCCTGGGAGCAACGCAATCGCTTCCGCCTCAAGACAGAGTTGCGGCAATAGGTGCGCCATGATCCGGTTGAGCGGAGTGCCTTCTAGGTTGGCGGCGGCGGGGTTGTATACGGAATAACCCTGCTTGCGGAGGTCGTCTGCGGCCTTGGCAAAAACCTCGAAGTAGTTCGGCCGACCGGAGATCTTGCCAGCCAGATACACTTTCATCGCGAGGCTGCCCACAAACCTAAATTCGAGAAGGCGTAGCCTACAAATACCGCTGCCATTGCAGTCTTTCCAGACATCCACAAATCAGCGGAGATGATAGCATAAATGCCGCCGACAAGTAAGATCAACCACGGCGCCATCATTCTTCTCTGAACCTCGTGCGAGCGCCGCCAGTGGCGCGCGGGTCAACCGTTGACTTGAACTGAAGCTTCCCGTTGACCACCCTGAAATCAGTTTTGTGGACTAAAGCGCATCCACAGCACTGCTCTTTGAAACCTCTCCATGGGACTTGGACCCACTCGCCATCAATGACCTGATAGTATCCTCGCTTGGAGGATGGTTTTTCTTTTGTATGTTTTCTCTTGCGGGGATTACCCGAAGATTCCACGGGACGTGAAGGCCGCAAGAGTTTTTTCCTTTCAGAGGATAGATGTGATCAACATGGTGCTTGATGCCAGTTTCTCGTTCGACACGCTCACGCTCAGCATAAATTGCCTCGAACTGCTCACGATAAAGGCCAGCCCATGGCGGCGTAGCCATCAACTCCCTGGCTCGACGCGCAGCATTTAAGGCGTAGATTTTATGCTTGTTTTGGGCTGCCCAGACTTTTCGCTTCGCTTTGAAAAGCTCGATGTTATCCCAATAGTATTTGCGAAGACGGGCCAACGTCTTGTCGCGGAACTTCGCCTTTGACCTCTCGCTTGATGCCCTGCGCTTGTCCTTGTTAGACCGCGCCCACGCGAGAAACTTGGCCTTATATTCTGGCTGGTGAACTCTCTTGCGTACGAAGACCAACTCGCAGGCAAGGCATTTTCTGTCTTTGGCGTCACGGTTCGAAAGATGCCCGTGGATACACGGCTTGCCCGTAAAATAATGCGGGGCACCCGTTCTAAGCGCTTCTTGACGATTGGATGGCACGCCAAACCAAGGCGTGCTAGGAGTCGATTTAGCCATACTGACCTCTGCTTAGGTTGGCTTGGTTAGGACTGGTGCGTCGCTTCCAACGAAGCACCAGTCCGCTAAACTCTTAGCACATCTCCTCTAAACTGGACATGCTTTTCATCCCAGACAGAGCAAAGCTCTGGCTGCATCATGCGACCGTCCTTGAACTTGAGAACAGCAAAGCCGCTCACCCAGTTCTTCGGGCCGTCTTCCGTGTAGTCGATAAACGCCTTGTGGTCGGGATCAGCTACGCACCCCGTATCGATGCCGTATCTGGTGCCGTTGTAGTCCGTGTATGGCGTGACCTTCTGGGAATGAAGGTGGCCCGTCACCATCGACTTGCCGGCGCCAACCGTGTTGTTGTGAGTGGCGTGAACGCCGCCCTTCCAGCGATGCTTGCAGACGACGCTATCGTTGATCCAGACAGACCATCCCTTTTCCCAAATTGGGAAATGGTCGGCCAGATGGATGCCCTTGATATTGCGGTATTCGCTGGCGACGGTTGCAAGCCGCGTCTCGAAACGGGCGTCGTGATTGCCCAAAGTCCAGATCTTGCGGCAGCCGCGCGGGAGGCACTTCACAATATCGTCGAGGTGATCCTGTGCCGCCTCGATCTCCTCAACCGGAGAAGGAGCGCTTTCCCATCCGATCGGCGGGTGACGGCTGATCTTCGGGAAGTCGAGAACGTCACCGTTTAGAATGACCGCCGCCGGCTTGAGGTCTTTGCATAGCTTTTTGAAAGCCCGGAGCGCCACAGACTCAGCACCAGGCCAAATATGAAAATCAGAGCCAATAACCACAACGCCGTTCTTAACGTCCAGCTTTGCGCGGTGTGGGTACTCCTTGACCATATCATGCTTAGTCGGGGCCGTAATCCTACCATGCACAGCCTCTAATCGGCGCCGCCGCTTGTAGACGTTGTGTTCTTGGACCCCTAAAATCTTGGCTGCTTTTGTGGCCCCCACTGCATCGAATAACGCGATGAACTCTTGATCCGTCGTCGTTGCAGCGGACAATCAAACACCCCCATTTTGAACGAAACAATAAACAGCGCCGCCGCTGCTCAAGAACACAATGGCGTGGCCGGTTGGATTGCCACGGTCCCACTTCAACTTGCGGTCTGGAATCTCGATTTCTGTCCCGATCGCAACCGGGGGCCGATGCAACGGTTCATTCGGCCTGTCATCCGTGATTGTGCAGAAGGTCTTTCCATCGCGGACGTGTATGGCATCGCACCAGTAAGCGTCTGCCTCGCCGCAGCAAGATACGGTCGGGTTGTCGGGCTGCATCAGGGTTTGATACCACTCCCTGACGGAGGGATCGCCGCCTTCCCACTGCCCGAGGTCTCTCGCGTGCGCTTGGCTGACTAAAGACGAAACCAGAAAGACAAGCGCGAGAATGCAGGCCAGGATAAAGATCACCCAGCCCGCGCCGCCTCTATCGAATTTCATATGTTCTCGTATCTGTCGAGTTGCGAGCAAGGGCCGAAGCCCTTGGTCCAGACGATGTGAGGAAGTCCGTACTGATCGACCGCTTGCGCGCGATACGAGATCCAGCAGTAGTCTGCGCTCTTGGCCGGCGTATGCTTCACGTCGAACTTGATGCTGTAGAGAAGCAGCATCGTCGCCAGCATGGAGGCCAAACCCAAGCAAAGCGCCGGGCTCTTTAGCTCCCGGACAAGCTCCTTAAGCTCATCCATCATTTGCGCTGCTTCACCTGGTGAAGTTTGACAACGATTTGCAGGCACAGCCACAGAACGCCGAGTATCGGCAGAACCAGAGCCGCGACATCAGAAACTTCATGCAATGCGGGCAGCCACCAAGGGCTTGCGATAGCGGCGATAGCCCCGGTGTCAGTCACCATTTCTCCGTGTGTCATTTGGAAGGCTTGTGCCTCAGGAAGCGGTCGTACCATCTCTTGCGAAAGGTCGTCGGCTTGGGATCGTCAGCGCATGTGCGGCCTTCGCTCATGGCCTTGTAGCGCTCGGCTCCAAAGCACGCGTATGGATCGGTCGCTACCGGCTTTGGATTGAGAGACGCCGGGCGCTTGGCCGGCCTCTTCCATCCGAAGCCGGCAACGCCTGCCTCCGTAGTCTGGTCGATCCACTTCTGATCGTATTGGGTCTTGCCGAGCACCTGATATTTTGGTGCTACAAAGCTGGAGCTAGCGCCCTTCAGCGTGGCGAAGCTGTCGTTAGTTACACACCCCGCCAACAGAGTCCCACTGCTTGCCAGCAGCATAACAGTCGTCAACGGTTTTGATCGCGTCTTTAACGGCATTCGCTGCTCTCTCATCCTTTGCTGCAACGGCTGCAATTGCTTTATTCCAGCCGACGTTTTCGTAATGGACCTTAAGAAAAATGAACCCGCCACCAATTGCGGATGTAATCAAACCAGCGATAATGAGGCGCGTCAGGTATGGGGCTACGATCTGCTTTAGCAGCGCGATTAACATCTTCAGTCAGTCCTTCCAGGCAAAGATTGCGCTCTGCGTTTCGCCGATTGGTGAGGCCCTTAACCACCCGCCCTTGCGCGTGGTTGTAGGCAAGCATCGCATCGCATGCGCCCTTGGCATTGCCAGCGTTGAGGCGGCTCGCGATCTTTGAATGGCAGAATGCGGACGAGCCGACGTTGTAGGCAAACGAGATGAAAGACGCCCGCGTCTTGTCTGAGACCGGGACCTTGATGCACGGACTGATCTCTGCGGCATATTCCGGCAAGCGTTTGGCGAGCATGTCCGAGCACTGCTGAGGAGTGAACTTCTGTCCCGCCTTAACGTTGCCCTTCGTCTCCCCGTAGCACCAAGTCACCGGCCGTCCGGTCCCAATGGTGTCCACCTTCGCCGTGGTCCAAAGGCCTTCCCATGGCTGGATGAAGCTGCACGCAAGGATGATCGCGCCGGCACCAGCGGCACCAGCCTTATGAATTGTTTTCACGATTGATCAGTCTCTCGTTTGAGCCACGAATCGGGCGATAAGCGCGGCGAAGGACACGAGGCCGGCAAGGGCTGCGAACAGGCCGCCCGGAATCGGGGGCTGCCAGTTGAGGGCGATCAGAACCTGGATAGCCACCTCAAGGCCCGACAGGAGGCCGGCGAGCATAATCAGCCGGACTGACCAAGCCTTTCGGACCAGCCATTGCCATTCGTCTACGAGGCGCATTTTTGATTGATGAACCTGGGGTTGAGGAGTAGAATTGGCTCACTAAGGGAGCGAGGATATTGGAACAAAAAGCACAACTTCGCGGCGCCGCACTCGTCGGAGCACTTATCTTGCTTGCTTGTCTATTTGCGCCGGTTGCGGTGATGATGTTTCATGTTTGGCAGACCGGGGCGCAGTAGCGCCTAGATGATGCGGAGCAGCTTGTTTGCGACAATCGTCGGCTGAAGTATCGCATGAGCGACGCTGCCGCCGGCGGTATTGATTGAAATCCCCGTTGTTGCAGACCCCACCGAAGCCGAGGCCAGAAGCTTACCACTGCCGGTCGAGTCAGAGCCACTCCCGGTTGTGAACACATTGGCAGGACTTGGGGATAGTGAGTGAGTATGGCCGGGGTCGGTAACGCCGTGGCTGTGCGTTGGCATTTCGGTGGAGATTAGAACGTGCGTAGATGATCCACCAGCAGAGCCGAGATTGGCTCCGACGATTGTCCCGCTGTCAGTAACCACGGAGCCAATGCGGCTGGCCGCAGAGCCACCCATATCATCCTTGCCGGCGATGACGCGGCCACGAAGATCGGGGATGTTGAAGGTGGTTGATCCGTCGCCAGTCCCAAAAGTGGTGCCGAGCAACGCAAACAGGGCGGCGTACGTAGTGCGCGAAATAGCCTGACCAAACGGAAAGACAAAGTTGCTATTGGGCGCGGTCGTTCCGAAATAATCAATTGTCGCGCCTACCGGCACGGTAAAGGGAAGCTGGTAGAAATTTTTCAGACGGAAGCGGTTGCTGCCATCAAGAACGAGTTCATAGGGCGTACCAGCGATCAACGTGCCAGTTGGGACGATCGTCCCCGCCGCATCCGTGATGATCGGGCAAGCACCGAGGCCATCCACATTGAGCGTTGGACTGGCGCCGTTCGTAGCGTGGGGATAGATCGTCAGATGCTGCGCTACCAGATGCGCAAGCGTGTCAAAGCCCTGGTTACTGGTGACGGTATAGGCGGTCGATGTGCCCCCCGTCGCGAGATTGGCACCGCTCATGTCGTCGCGATACTTCGCGGCAGCAGCCATCAGTGCACGGGCTGAATCGTTCACACTCGATGGTGCTTGGCCTTCAGCAAAATTTATCGTCGGGTCTGCGGTTGCATTGGCCGACGCCGTCTGAGACCAGAGATAGACCGGCATTATGCAGCCCTCGCAAATTCGCCAAAGAGATTTTCAGCCGCAGCGACGTAGGCGGCATGAGCCTCTTCCTTCGTCGCGAAATGTCCGAGATGACGGCTTTTGCCATCTTTGCCGATCGAGGCCTGCCACGGCTTGCCGTACGCTTCGCCAGCCCGGTAGCGCGAGACGCCCTTGAACCCGGAGACGTTCGACTTGATGACCCCAATGTTGGCTTGGTTCTGCGATTTCGTCGCAAGCCTGAGATTCGTCCAGACGTTGTTGTGCTTGTTGAGATCGCGATGATCAACGAAGGGCTCCGGCCACTCTCCGGTTATGTAGAGCCATGCGAGATGATGCGCGCGGTAGGAGCAGTCATCTATGTTGATGACGATGTACGTCCGTTTTCTGCACCCAGCGATATCGCCAGTCTTCTTGCCGCCTCGGTCAACCAGCCAAAAGAAAAGCCCCGTTTCGGGGCTGTATTCGAGCAGTTCTTTCAGACGTTCTTGAGTTAGCTTCATAGATTATCCTCGCGGGAAAACGGGAGCGCGGAAGGCACTCTTGAGGGCGGAAAGGGCAACCGGCTTACGCGGCGCGTAGAAGATCGGGGGCGCCTGCATGTCGGGGATCTGGGCGAATGCGGGGGGCGCTTCTGGAGCCTGCTGGGGCGGCGCGAAGACGGGGGCAGATGGCAGTTGCGGGGTGATCGCCATGGGCGGCTGAGGGGCGCTAGGCGGGCTAGCGGGGCTTGCCTGTGCGGTCTGTGGCTGGGGGCTACTTCCGCCCATCTTCCGGTCGGCCCACGCCTGTAGCCCGCTGGCGGTCATCCCACGCAGGAACGGATTGGCCTTAACGGCGGCGTCTCCGAGGACGGATTCCACGGGCGCGTTTGGGTCCGCCTGGAGCACCTTCACTGCACCACCAGGGCCGGCGAAATGGGCGAGATAGGTCGAGCCGGGGGTTACAGGAACTCCGGCCTTTGATAGGATGGCCTGGTTCTGGTTGGCGTAGGCTTCCGTCATCTCACGCGAAAGCTGCGGGTCGGTTTTCAGGGCCAGAAGATCGGCGTCGGACTTGCCCTGCGCCAGATCAGGCCTAACTTGCTTGATGGTCGAGAGCCATGTGCTGTCGATGAACTGCCCGAGACCCGACGCAGACGAAGTAGGATTGGTGGCGTTAGGGTTGCCGCCGCTCTCTACGCCAATGATGGAGTCTACCAAGCCCATGTGGTGGTTATTCCAATCCCTGATCGTTTTCGGGGTGATTTCGTCGAATATCTATTTCGAGTGGACGCCGAACAAAGGTCTGGCAGCGATGCTTGGCGGAGGCTTCGCCCTAATCGCGACGCTTATCTGGAACGACGTTGCCGAAATACGGGCGCGTAAGAAGCGCGGGACGCAGCGCTGAGAGCGCCACGTTCAGTCGCGGCGGCAGGATTGCCGGGTTGGCTTGCCCCAGCGGAGACCGGCGCCGGATAGCCTCGGCAGCGCGCTCGGCCTGCTTCACGACAGCCCGGTTATTGAACATCTTGGCAGCACGACCGGCCGCAGCGCCAGCAAACGCACCAGGAAGACCGCCAGCTTCATAGCCAGCCGTGCCGCCGGCAAGCATTCCAAGACCCCCGCCCCCACCCAGCAGGTTTGCGACATGGCGAACGAGGTTCTGGCTTGCTGTGCCCCTGACGATCTTTTCGAGATCGGCCTTGGTCTCAGCCGAAAGATATTTGGCCTCGTTGCTCAGCAGGTAGTTTGTCACCTGCTGCCTGATCTTGTTTCCGACGTTCATGCCGGAGTGTTCGCCAGCGGCGCGGAGGTCAGCCCGAGCCAGGCGCTTGTCCAAAGCCTCCGTTGCCTTGGCTGCCGAGTAGTTCTTGTCGGCCTCACGAATCTTCGCCATCGTGCCGGGCGAGTTCTGCTCAATCGCGTTCTCGATCTTGCCAAGGGCGACAAAGGCGCCGGCCTTGTTGGCGTCGGGCGCACCGAGCAGGCCCTTCACACTTTGGCGAGCAGCAACGAGATCGGCCACGTCAGCCGCGCCCGCAGTCGCAGGAGACCTGATTTCGTCCACGGCGCTGTGGATGCTCTGAGCCGTCGAGGGACGAATGCCCTTGTTGTTGAGCGTGGTCGTGATGTCGTCGGCGAGGTTGTCCAGCGTCGATTGGTGGATAGGCGTCGCGACGTTCCGGCTCGTCATGGCGTCGTACGCGTTCGTCGCCTCGGACTTGACGTCCGTAAGAGCTGGGGTGGCCGCCTTTAACGCGCGGGCCTCCGACATGGCGTTGATGGCCTTGGAAGCCCCAGCGCCGCCCAACAGGGCGCCAGCAGCGCGGGCATATGGTTCGGCCGCCGTTCCCTGCGTCAGCGCTCCAGCACCCTCGCTGGCGAGCGCAGGAACGGCAACGCGGCTTGCAAACAGCTTGCCGGCCGTCTTGAGCAATCCAGGTCCGGCCAATTCGGGGTCGGCCATGGCCGGCAAAAACTCAGCGCCGGTCTTGAGCACCTTCCCGACGCCAGTTTGCGGCTGGTAGTCCGGCGAGACGATCGGGTCGGTAACCGTCGATTGGATATCCTGAGAAGTCGGAGCGTTAGCGAGAAGGCCAAGACCGGGAATGACCTTGGACGCCGCCGAAGCCGCAGACTTGATGCCGGACGTGTCGAAGCCCAGCTTCGAGCCGGCGAGATCAAGTCCTTTGGTAGCAAGTTCGCGAGCATCGCCGCCCATGCCGAGCGTACCGATTGCCGCGCTTCCGAGACCGGAAGCAACCGACTTCGCAGCGTCCTCGCCCATGCTGGGACCGTGATAGGCTGCCATCAATTCAGCATCGGACATCTTGCTGACATCAGGCGCCGTTGCATGGCCGTATAGAGCCTGCAACTGGCTATCCGAAAGCGCCGAAAGGTCCGTCATTTCAGCAGACCGCGCTTGCGCATTTCAGCTTCGATAGCTGATTTGTCCACGCCGGCCGACGTAGCTTGAGACCCACCATTCCCCTTTAGCCAACCATCAATACGCTCAAGCACCTTCTGGCCTTCCGGCTTGATGACAGGACCGGCCCTTTCAGCAGCCATCGGGCCAATCGCAGCCACGCGCTTTTCTTCGAGAGCCTGGAGTGAGCCATGGAGCAGCTCCGAGAGCTTCGCGATCTGGGCCTTCTGCTGATCAGGCGACATATTCTCGGAAAGGTTCTGCTCCCAGTGCCGGATTTCCGAGTCCGAGAGGTTGGCGCCTTTGAAGACCTTGGACATCTCTTCGGCTACCGCGTGGGCGTTCGTGCGGAATGCGCCGGGCTCTCCGCTTCCTCGAACCTCTTCGTTGAAGGTATTTCCAACGCGGTTAAAAAATGGAACCGCGCCGTTCTTAAGGTTGTCCATCGCGTCGAGCAGCGATCCGACATGCGCCAACGTCTGGTTCGCGGCGCGGACCATTTCGGAACTCTTGCCGGAGGTGAAGTCCTTCGCACCGGCAGCACGCGCGCCCCAGCTCGTCGCGTCAAACGACGGATCAACCGAATGCGCCGCGTCGATCAGGGCAAGCGTCGCAGGGTTACGCATTGCGGCACCCGTAGGAAGCGGCTGACGGCCCTCGATCATGGCCTTGACCATCGGCGCAATCTGCTTGGGCAGGTACTCATAGAGAGCCTCGCCCTGCACGCCTGAAGCCTTCGCCCGCTCCATATCGGCGAGCGGAGACGATGAACCGGACGCTTGCCCCTGTGCATTGATGGGCTGGCCGTTGACGGTCTGATCGCGCTCGTTAATGAAGCCGTACTTCTTGCCGGCGAATGGATCTTCGCTGACGACGCCGTACTTTTCCTTGTTGGTCAGCGCCTCGGTGAGGATCGTTTTCCCAGCCTCCGGGTTCATCACGGCAAGCATGGCCTTAGAGGATGCCTCTTGCGGAGACATGCCGCTACTTTGAAGGGTTTGGCGAACGGCCTGATACTGCGCATTCAGGTTCTGTTGCGAGGGGCTCTGCATCCCCATTGCGCCACCGAGCCCACCGAGAATTGCACCAATCGGGCCCGTGTGAGCATTGTTGAGGAAACCCCTGACACCCGCACCAAAGCCACCCCCAGCGCCTCCTAAAGCGGGAGGAAGTTGTTCGGGCTGCTGAGGAGGCGCCTGTTGCTGCGCCTGCTGCGGGAGTTGTCCCTGCGCCGGCTGAGCATTCGGAGGCGTCATGGCCTGCTGCGGCTGGAACTGATCCGGGTTGCCAATGCGCGGCATCTGATAGCCGCCGACCGCGATGGAATTGCTCGGCTGGGTCGGCGCGTAAGTCGCCGGATCGAACGTCGCGCTATCGAAGGATCGACCGGAGCCGGGCTGCTGCGGGAAGCCGGCGCTCGGTTGATAGGTATTCTGCTGCATAAGGGAGTTCTGCAACAGATCTAGCAAGCCGCCGTTTTGTCCGCCGTAGGTGGACGGCTGCAATAGTGAGTCAAGCAGCCCCATTTAGCCACCCCCAAACGAGATCGGACCTTTGGGAATGAAATTCCCGATGCCCTGTGCAATCTTGAGGAACTGATCGGCACCGCTCATCTGCTGCGTGCCCTGCGACTGTCCCGTGGACTGCGAACCGAGCCCGGCAATCGGAATGCCGATCTGTGCGAGCATGCCAAGGTTCTGGATGGGAATGCCAAGGCGCTGGGCCTCCGCAGCAAGCGTATTCGTCGCGCCGGAGTTGAGAGCATCCTGACCAGCGCCGATCGCACTGACGCCCGCGCCCTTGTTCGCAAGACCCTGCTGGGTCAGGCCAGTCAAGAGGCCGCCCGTGGTATTGCCGGCGTTGTAGAGGTTGCCGGCCGCGCCCTGCTGGTTCTGGACGTTCTGATTGTACTGGGCCGCGATGGTCGGAGCGAGGCCCTGCGTGAGGCCACGCCCGAGAGCCATCGAGTTCGCGCCCGAGAAGTCACGGCCAGCCGCCGCAAATGCGCCGTTGGTGCTGTTGGTGATATCGGACGTTGCCGTGTTGATCGCGTCCTTGAAGCCCGGCGTGTTGTACGGGTTGTAGTCCGTGTTCGAGGCGAGCGGCTGCGTCTGCGCCTGATATTGCTGATAGGCGTTGTTGATGTTGCCAGCCTGATCCGTGGCACCCCCGCCATTCAATAGGCTGGAGGTGTAGTTCTGCACGGCGGGTGCATATTGGCCGACGTTCGAGCCGTTCTGCTCGATGGTATTGAGCGCATTCGTCTGTGCGCCGGTAATCCCGGTCTGCGGGAGCAGGCCGTTCAACTGGCCCAAGATGCCGGTAATAGCGCCCTGTGCCGGCTGCCAAGGGGCAGTCGTAGAGCTCTGCTGCTGCGTCGAAGAGGACTGTCCGCCCATTATAGCACCTTTTCCAAAACAACATGCTCAACGCGATATCCGTCAAGCACTCGCGTCCAGCCTTTTCGGCCAAAAATTCGCATCTTCGTGCAACCTTCGTCTTTTGCGTATTGCTCAATCTTTGCGAACAGCGGCAACCAGCGCTCGCGGTCATAACCAGCGCATGCCACCAACACGCAAACATTTCGGGATAGCTTCGTGGTCGCGGCAGCGAGAACTTCGCCTTCCCATGCGATCCACACCAACTGCGCGCCGTTCAGAACTTCGGCCTCGACATCCTCGAAAGCGCTCAGTCCCGTTCGCTCGATCGCAGCCTTGATCTTGTCCTTGACGTGCGGCCACATCTCGTTGACGCGCGCCGGATCGACGCAAAAGAGATCAGCCACTTATCGACCAAAGGAAAGTTCTTCCGGTCGTCGCGCTGTTGGCGTGGGTAATCGTAAAGCTTCCGTTAGTGACAGCCGAAACGTATAACGTGCCGTTGCCGACTTCTGTTGCCGCATTGGCTGTCGTAGCTGTCAGTGTCGGCGTAGAGCCCGCCGCAATGGTCCCCGTCTGGGTCGGCGTGACCGTCGTTGTCGCGGCCGATGGCGTCAGCGTCACGGTCCCCGTTGCGTTCGACCGCCCCGCCGCGAGCTGCTGAATGGCAAGAACGATCTTCTTAAGATCGGTCTCGGTGATGCCGGGCACGAATGCTGTCAAAGGACACCGTTCGTTGTCACGTCGGGGACAATACCGGCCGAGAACGTCCAGTTTGTCCCAGCCGGAATCCGGAGCTTGAACCTTGCATATCTGGCATCGCGCATCATATCGAAACGGCCAGTCCGCGCGCTGATCAAGACCTCGTTGGTGTAGATCGCCGTAGCCTGCTGAGTATCTCGATAGAGCAGCGATCCATAAGCCGTCGCAGCGTCAGTGATCGGACGGAAGCCCCTGACCGTAATCCTCTGCTCGTCCGTCCCCTGCTCTGCACTTTCAAGCGTTGCCTCAAGAGGTGAACCAGCGAAGAAGCCGAGCACATGAGACGAGTTGAACTGAGCGATTTGCGGCTGAACAGCGGTAGCGTAGGAATCCAGCGAGAGCGTCAGCGCATCAATCGACGAGGAAATTGTATCGAGGTTTTCAAGCGTCAGGCCGGTTTGCGAGATGCCAACCAGATATTCGCCCGTGACTGAAAGGGGAAAGAACCGATCCAGCAAATAGTCATAGCCAAGGATCTTGTCGAAGTTCGCTGGATTAACACCGTTGGCTGACCGGTACGCCCAATAGACCTTAGTCGAGCGCGGATCGGCCGCGCCCTGGAAAAGCTCGAGATGGCCCTTGTCGAGATCGGCCAAAAACGTCCGGTCAACCTTCTCGCGCCCGATCTGCTCGGGAACACCACCTGGTACAATCTTGTGGAAGCCCTGGCCCGCGTAAAAGAAGATGATCTCGCCGGCCTTGACGATCGAATAAGGCGCGTACAGCCCCTTATCCTGAGTGATGCGGTCGATCTGGAAGATGATCGGCGAACCAGCCACATAGGACATGCGACGGATCGCCTGGTCCTGGAAGATAATCCCGGCCTCGCCACCAGCTACACCACGAACAATGCCGCCGTCCGGGAAGTCCTGGAAGTCGCTCGAATTAACGCCGCTCGTCCACGTCGTCGTTGCGTTCAAACCCGACCACTGGATGCGGTAGGGGTTGGACAAAAGACCGGAGAGCACGAGGAAGCGGCCGACAACGCTGATATACGCTGCCTGAGGAGGTGACCCGGCGCAGTTCGAGAAGGCGGTTGCCGACGACAGATCGAACACCTGCAACACAGCATTGGCCTGCGTCGCGAAGACGAGGTTGCCGAACTGGGCAAACTGCCATTGAGCAGACGCCGTAAGAGCCGAATATGTGCTTGCGCCAAGCGAAACGTCAGTCCAAGTGAAATCGGTGTTGTTCAGCTTATAGAGCTTGGTCGAGGTGCCGGCGAAGGTGACAACCGTTCCATCAGACTTCAGGGCGTAGAAGGCGCCGCGACAGGCAGCCGGGAGGGCTTGCGTATAGGCTGAGAACGACGGGAACGGTCCATACCCATCCCCGCGCGGGGTAACGTTCAGGATGTTGTGGACGCTCGTTCCTTCGTAGTCCGAAGTATCCGGGCGCCAATCACCCCATTGGAGGAGCGGCATTAGAACGGCGCTCCGCTGGCGTGCATGGCGTTATAGACAGCGGTCGCAGCGTTCGGGGCGCCCGTATCGCTCCAGTGCGTGTTGTCACCCTGCCTGTTCGCGCCGGTCAAAGCATCCATGTCGCCACCGGACCAAAAGGTCGTGTTGTCCACGATCCCGGTTTGCGCCCCTTGGATGGTCGCATTCACCACGCCGTTCAAAAGCGTCTGCTTGGGGACGAAGAAGCGGCCGGAGAAGCCGGCGGCAACAGCAGTTGAGCGGATCGTATTGAGAGACGCCTGGTAGGACGCCGCGCTCGTTCCCGTGTCGTTTTCCCCCTGCCCCCACCAGATCGCAAAGGTTACGTTCGTCACAGCCGGCGTGATGCCCTTAGCTGCCAGCCTGCGCATCGAGACTGGAATGCGGTCTGCAAGTGTGCCGCCCGTGGCCCATTGCGCCGCCGTCGTTCCACCAACGGCACTGTCTATCAGAATGACGCGACTGAACTGGCCGCCAGTGATCAGCTTGTCCGCAACCTGCGGGCAGAGATTGCCGCGCAGAGGTACGTCTTCATTCCAACACCCGAGTAGCGAGCCGTCTACTGAGTAAAGGCCGCCATCGTAGATGTTCATCTGGTCGATAACGCTTGCGTTCGTTGGCGCAACCAGCGTCGGGACGATATTCGTCATGTTGCTCTGACCAGCAAGGATCAGAACAAGGTTCTTGACGCCTGTGTTGATCGTGGCCGATCGAGCTGACAGGCCTTTTGTCTCACGATGGAAAACCCTGGCCTGCGACACCGTAAAGCTGTCATCCAGCGTGAACGGGTCAGGCGGCGAAAAGCCTCGGCTCATGCGCGGAACCTGATCGACATACCAGTTTGGGCGAAGGTGGTACCGGCGGTGCCGATAGAAGTGAGCGCCGTCGTGGTCGAATTTAATTCGAGCGCATTGAAAGTATGAAAACCTAACCCAGGCGTTCCGTCGTAGAACGCGGTAATCGGCGACAAATTCGTGGAATCTGGTGAATAAATAAACCGTCCGCTTGGCGCGGTCGTTGAGTCCAAACCAATTCCAACGGCCGCCTGAGATGATGCCCCCGCTCTTATAGACGACAAAAGGACGAGTGAAATACCGTCTTCGTCCAGCCCGCGAAGGACCGAGATTGCATAGGTTGCTTGACCATTCTGCGACCGCCATGTGTTGGCAACGGCATATGTCCAGCTCGCAGTGCTCATGCCGACAAAGCCGGAAACATCCACGCGGTTGTAGCAATTCCAGACGTTGAAGACGCCGGCAGTTCCGTTTGTCGAAACGGCGGGGAAAATGTAGTCAATCGTGGATGAACCATTGCTACCGATCGTGCCAACATAGGTCCCGCGCGAGGCTGCCGGCCCGTTGGTGATCGAGGCATTGTTCAAATAGATGCCGTTGACTAGGACAAGAGCCGTACCGGCTGAGCGGGCTGTGGCGCTTGTCCAAGCCGGACCACGCGAAACGCGGATCGTGCCGGAGTCATTCCAGATGAACACATCGTAGTAGGACGTGGCTGCGACAGCCGCAGGCGATTTGGTCGCGTCGGTGGTGACAAGCGAGATTTCGCCGCCCGTGATCAGCGTCGGGACGAAGTTGGCACCGTCGTAAATCGGCGCGTAGCTTCCAGCATAGGCTGTGTAATAAACGGTCGTCGCACCGGCAACGCTCGTCGTCATGACCGGCGTGCCGCTAGTCAAGGTCAAACGGCCGCCAGGCAGAATTGGGATAGCAAGCGCGCCGGTTTGGCCGTTAACGGAAGTAACGCCTCCACCAGGAGACGCCCACGTCCCGTCACCACGCCAGAACGTCGAGGAAGAAGCCGCCGTGCCAGAGTTCAGATTGTTGACGGAAAGGTTCCCGGTCACGCCCGTCGAGAGCGGCAATCCTGTGAGATTTGTTGCAGTACCAGAAGCCGGCGTTCCAAGAGCGCCACCAACAAAATAGGCCGCACCCGTCCCGGCCTCGTCGGTCAATGCCGCACGCAGATTCGCACTGTTTGGGGTGGCGAGGAATGTCGCGACACCCGCACCGAGGCCCGTAACACTACCAATAGCAGGCGTGACGGTTACGTTAGACGCAGCCGTGGCGAGGCCCTTAGCGTTGAAGGTAACCTGAACCGTCTGGGTCGCGCTGCCGAACGTTCCGACGTTCGCATTCACCGTCGCGAGCGTGGTTGCAGCGGAGCCGGGCGAGGTGGTAACGTCGCCGGTCAGTGCCGGCAACTGCGTCGTGTCAACCGAACCCGTGACTGCGTGGTCAGCGTCCCACGATGGGCCATCCACCAACACATTAGGGTTAGCCGCAGCGCCGGTCAGCGTTGCATGCTTGACGGTAAGTGTCATTCGGCCGTCCAAATCTCGGATTGAATGGTCTTGCCGTCCCAGATGCCGCCCGTCTCGCCAGTGTCGAAAATAGGCCGACGATCGAACACAAAGGGGTCAAACACGCGCACGGCCTGCGTCTCCGCAGTCCACGTCTCGCTCTGCTGCGTCTTCGGCGTCCACGTCGTCATGGTGTGGCACCCGTCGTGCGCATCGCCATCGGCCCCGAATTGAAGGTCGAGGTCATGCCGAGGGTGTTAAGGGCATCAAGCGCGGACGAAAGACCGGCCGCCCACACCTGGATGCGTGCGTCTTCCTTGATGTAGGGGGCGGATTCGAGCAGAGTGCCGTATAGGTACAGATCCGGCGCAAGCGTCAGCAGCCAGTTAGTCGAGTTGGTCGCCAACGCTGGAATGTTCTGCCGGTACACCATTTCGATGGTGTAGTTGCTGTCAGGGGTTGGCGCTAATTCGATCTCTGACCCAAAGATCGTGAAGAACTGCGGCTGCCCCACGGCGTTACCGATTGACGATCGATATTCGTCAAGCTGCGTGCCTGATTTGAAATCCAGATGCGGCTTCCCGCTGACGCTCGACAGCCTGATACGCCGCATTGACTGGAAGTCAGCCGGGAGAGAGATGAATTCAGGTTCAGTCGTGGTCGTGTCCGCCGTCGTGGTCGAGCGCTGCTCCATCTGCCGCACGAACAGCGAGCGGTTCATCTTGGCTTCGAAAAGTTGGATGAACGTCGGGACGCGGGCAATCAGCGTCGTGTCCTGATCTCGAGCAAGGTACTCGACGGCTGTTGATTGCAGCGAGGTATAGTCGGTGATTGTGCTCAACTACCGAACCCCATCCAGCCGACGATCAATGCCGGCTTATCCGTGCGCAGGTATGCCCATTCCGGGTCTTGAAGTTTCTTCTTCACGATCGCGTCGAACTCAGGCGTGAATAGCCGCAGATCTTCGTTCCCGCGCGCATGTTCTTCATTCAACCACTTGATCAGCGTCACGTTGGGGATCTCGGCAATTTCCTTCATCCCGTCCGTTTTTGTCTGGTCCAGCGTCCGCAGCAGCTTGTTGCGCTCAAGGATCGGCTCGACATCCTGAACGGTCTCGATAGCTAGGTCTTGGCCATTGCTATCGAGATGGATGCGAGTTTGCAGCACTAGACGACCTCTGACAGATAAGCGGTCCCGGTGCTTGTTCCGTCACGCGCGATAACGGCGATGGTCTCGCCGCCCTGCACGGTGATGTGCAACGGATTGGACGCAAAGATCACGTTATCCGTCGTCACCGCAGTTTGGGCGCCGACACCTTGGCGGAAGCAGATGTCAACCGTAGCGCCCAATTGGACCTTGTAGACCTCGGATGAGACAGCATTGGTGAATGACGCGGTTGTGCCGCTCACCGCCGCCGTCTGGGGCTTCTGATACCTGCCAACTCCAATGTATTGCGTCATTGGGGTTAGCCCATGAGAAGGTTGATGCCGAACGTGGCAGCAATCGACGCGCCAGAAGCGCCCGAAGGGGTAAACTTGATGACGTCGCCTTCAGCAACATAAGTCGGGATCAGGGGGACCCAACTCGCAGCCGTACCAGCCGCAGCACCCGCCACAGGAAGCGTTCCGGCCAGGTTCGTATTCGTGGTGCCGTTGATAGCGACCGCAATTGCACAGTCAGCAGTCGTAATCGCGCCGTGCGGGGTAACGCTCATGGTGCCGATGCGCCCGGTGAAAGGCGCGCGCCAATAGGTCGAGACAGGCGTGCCGCCGATCGACGAGCAGTAGACGGTATTGAACGATTCTTTAAGAACCGGGTGATTGCCGGGAATGGCCATTCAGTTTCTCCAAAAGAAAATAGGCGGATGAAAGGGGCCGGCGTTAACCGGCCCCGATGTCATCAGGTGGGAACGGTGTTATCGAACACGCCGCCGCTCGCCTTTTCGTTGCGCGCGACCAGGACGTACTCAGACAGCATCATGCGGCGCTCGGAGTCGCCGGTCTTCGCCAACGGCAGGTTGACCATGCTGCGTCCGTTCAAATGAGCCTGCGCCCACTTGTCCATCTGGAGTACCAGCACGTCACGGGTGCGCATGAAGCGGTTCGGAACAACCGTGAGGGTGCCGAAGTCCGATTCATAGGCCGTGACAGAGGCCACGATCTTCTGGGTCTTGGTCTCCTCGATCGGCGAAGCGCGGCCGGTGAAGGTCGAGAACGCCTGCTTGTTGCCGCCGCCGAGCATGATGGTCCCCGGCTTGCCGCCCTGGGTCCAGCACTTCTGAAGAACGCTTTTCAGACGCTGTTCCGTGAACGCGATCTGCGTGCCATCGGTACGGGTGCCCGTGCCGTCAGCCGCAGCCGGATCAGCGGCGCCGCCGGCCGTGCCCTTGTCGGTGTTGGTCTTGATCCAGGACAGGATCGAGGCCGAGACACGCGCGGTTGCGTCAGCGCCAGTGTTCTTCGCCTGGTTCGAGCCGACCATCTGGGATTCGATGTCGGTTTTCAGTTCCAGACCGGCCAACATGGCCTGGTTGGCGAGTTCGTTCGGAACGCCGGCAGTCTGAACTGCCTGCTGGGTGCCGGTCACGCGAACCGTCTTGGTCGAGATCTGGCAGATATTGCCGAGACGAACGCGGGGAGTGACGGCCTTGGTGGTGGCGTCGTCGCCTTCGAGCTGGGCGTTCGACGTGGAGGCAGCGGCGAGAGCCTGGGTCTGCCATTCGTGGTTGACGCCGGTTGCCTTCTCACGATCGATCGACGACATGAACGGCGTATCGGTCGGAGAAATGCGGTAGATGATGTTGGAGAGGTCTTCGCGGTTGCCGATCGCCTCATAGGTGGCGAGGGTATTGCTGGGAAGTGCCATTGTCGTTCCTTATGATGCCCGGCGAGCGGACTGTAACGCGTACAGTTCTTCCGCCTCCTTCATGGTTAGCTCGGGCTTGCGGTTGAGGGCTTGGAGTCGCTCGGATGCGTCGGAGCCTGCGGGGCGTGACGTTCCGGGCTTCTGAACGGGTGGAAGAGGCTTTGCGGCAAGAGCCTTCGGGGCCTTCTGGATGTCCCGCAGCTTCACGGCATCGGCGAGGAGTCGCTGCACGCGATGGTCGAAGATCGAAAGCTTCGTCTTGCCATTCGCGAGGTCGGCGAGTTCGCTGTCCTTGAAACCGAGTTCCGGGAGCAATTCAGTTGCGACGCGCTTGGTCAGCACTTCGCCCTTGGCCTTGTCCGCAAGATCGGGAATAAACTCCGCCGCCTTTGCATTCTCCTCCTGGACATGCTTCGCCCAGTTGGATTGCTCGGCGCCGGCTCTCTCCGCGCTCACACGATCGCTTTCCGCTTTTGCGGCCTGCAAGCGCATCTGCTGCACCTGCCATGCCTGGAAGCGGAAGGGGTCTTCAGCCTGAAGTTTCACCACATCATCCATCGTCTTGATGTCGGCGAAGGCGTTCTGCTGTGCGCTCTGGAGTTCCTGCATCAAGGCCGGTAGACTGGCCTCGTACTGTTGCCTTACCTTTTCCGCCGCTTCGCGCTCGGCCTGCACGGCTTTGCGTTGTTCAGCGATTTCGTTCTGACTGCGGCGAAATGCCGTGTCCCGCTCCTGTTCGCGAGTGTGCAGGTATTCCTGCGTCTCACGAGGCAAGGATTGGAAACGTTCCTTTTCGGCCTGAGTCCAAGACCTCGGCGGCTCGATGGGCGGCTGTTCGGCCGGTTCGGCTGCGTCGGGTTCTTCGCTGGGGACCGTTTCCGGGTCAGCGTTGGCTTGCGCCAATTCGGGTTCTGCGGTCGCGATTTCCGCGCTCTCGGCAGGCTGTTGTTTGCGCTTCTCCTGAAGCTCGGAGAAATAGGCAGCGGCTTCATTGACGGAATTGAAGCTCTCGGGAGCGTCTGCGGGGAGGTCAACGGAAGACATCCCCTCGACGGGCGAGGCGGTTTCGGTCGTCATAAATTGTCCTTTTGGTTAAACTTCGTGCCAGTGCTTCTTGCGCTCGGCAGCGTCGGCGAGGGCCTTCAATTCGGCCGCCGCCAGGTTTCCGTTGCTCACAACGGAATTCAGATGATCGCGGACCTTGCCCACGATGTTGATTGCGAGGAACAGCTTCTCACGGGCCGCCGTATCGTCGATCGTGGTTGCGCGCCACGCCTTGATATAAGCCTGCTCCAGCCCCGTGAATGCTTCATCAAGCAGCTCGTTTCCGAGCAACGCCTGCGCTCTGGCGGCCTTCGCTGCGGCCTTGGAGAGGGCGTCTTCGTCGATCACTTCGGAGCCTTCGGTTTGTTCGCGGCTTTCTCAGCCAGCACCAGCTTCTGTTCATGCGACTGCTGGTCGTGTGCCATCTGCATGTCGTGCTTGTGCGCGTCTGCAACAACACCTATCACGGTTTCCGCGACCTTTGCATGGTGCTGCTGCTGATCGTTGCGCGCCTTGCGCTCGGCCTCAACCGCCGCAATATGCGCGTCGATAATCTTCAGCTTGGCATCCATCTCAGCTTTGAACTGAGCCAACTGGGCCGCATCCTTGGCCTTCTGCTGGTCGAGCTGAGCCTTGAGCTGCAATTCCTGCTGGTCGTTCTGAGCCTGCGCCTGGATCGCCAACACCTTGGGATCAGGCGGCGGCTGGACCGGAGGGTGCAACGGCTGACCCGTCTGCGGGTCTTTCGCGCTCGGATCGTTGAAGAACTTATCGGGGTTCTTGTGCCCCATGATCTTGGTCAGTTCGGCAGCCGTGTTATACAGCTCCTTGTCGCCGACCAGATTAGACTTGCCGCCGGCAAGCATTTCCTTCTGGACGTTGGCGATCGCCATCGTCTGGGCAAACTGCTGAGCCTTGCCACCGTTGCCGAGGCCGACATTGATCGTCATATCGTTGCGAGTTTTCCACTGCCTCGGATCGACAGCAATCCACTTGTTGCGAAGACGAACGGTCTGCGCTTCCTGCCCGTGCTTCCTGATCGTGCCATGCAGCAACGAGAAGATATCCCGCACGCCTTCCGACATGATGCGGGCAATCAGCTTCATCCGCATCTGCGAGGCTGAAAACACCTGCGCAACAGCGGTAGCCGTCTGGTTCTGAAGTGCGTTGGCGTCAATGCCCTGCCCTTGCCGGGTTACGCCGGTTCGGACTTCAAGCTCGGCATCGAGGTATTGCAGCATGGGATAGACGCTGCCGGTGATGTCGGGAACGACCTGCCAGTTAAGTCCACCTGCGGTCTTAGTGCGGACAACGCCACCTGGGCGGCTGACCAGTAGATCATCCAGAGTATTAGGACCGGCATTCTGTTCGGCCACCTCGACGCGCGGATTATTGTGCAGGTACAGGTTATCAAGCGCGCCACGCTTCAGCGCCGTCTTCTCACGCTGCGCCGGCATCACCAGATCAGCAATCGACCGGCCAAAGAACCGATGCGTGATGGGAACAGGCGTGGTCGCAGCGAACGGAATCGCGTCGAACGGCGTAATCGCGGGCTTGCCGTCCCGCTTCAGGATCTGGCCGCGCTCGCCACCCGTGACGACCTGGTACAGACAAGGGCGCCCGTTGCCCTCGTAATCCATGCGGATATAGTGCTCAGTAATCCTGACCAAGCGCGCGGCTGAATTGGTGCTGTCAGCCCCGATCGTGAAATAGTGCTCCTGAACGCTGTCACGCGTCAGTGTCTCGACTTCGGTGTTACCCTCGTAGCTCGATAGGCCCTTGACGGCTTCCTTATCAAAGCCCTCGGAGATCAGTTGGGCTTCAGTCTTGGTGACAACCTCGTGGAAGCAATAGTTGCAGTCAGCGATGCTGCGGGCGCCGCGCTCGATACCGAATTCCTCGGGAGGAACGCCCATCACGCGGGCTTGGGCAAGCTTCTTGGTGGTGATTACGGTGACATCGTGCGTCACGGGTGCCGGCTGCGCGGGCATTGGAGGAGATTGCATCGCGGGCGCCGGCATCTGAGGCTGTGGAGCACCAAGCATCGCTGGCGGCGTCATCGCGTCCATCAGCTAGTCGCCTCGCTCGGCTCTTTCGCATCTTCCTTCGGTTCAGGAAGCGGCCCCTCCAGATTGGGGTGATTATCAGGCTGCAAATATTTAAGCCTAACGATCCTTCCATTTAAGCGGTCTTCAAGGCCACGCGTCCGATAGAAATACGTCACGACGTCGCCTCCGTCTCTTCCTTCTTCTCGTCAGCTTCCGGCTCATTGTTGACCGTGTGTTCCACGATCTTCATGGCCCCATCAGACTCGGCCACGTCCTGCACCAGCCTCATGAACTGCTCCTCGGACAGGTCGTAATAGGTCTCGCGCTGCTCTTCCTCGCGCTCCTCCCACCACACCTTGACGATGCCGACCTTGGACAACAGCGCGTCCTTGACAAAGCCGTACAACACCATGAAACCAGGATTGTTCTGCATGAACACATGGTTCACGTAGTCGGTTTCCTGCTGCGCTGCTTCCTCATCCTCAGGACCGACAGGCTCGAACCGGACAACCTCATCCGACCCAGCAAAGATGTCCATCAACGAAGGCATCAGGCCTTCAATGGTGTCTGCAACGTCCGTAGAGACGGCCCTGGAGCGCCCTTCCTGCGCCGGCATGTCCTGTGACATGTCGCCGAGATAATAGGCCATAGCCTTCGCGCGGTCTTCCATGAGCTGGGCGGCGGAGATCGCAGCAAGCGCATTGGCCCGCTCAGAACCGAGCATGGCCTGCACGTCGAGCGTAGACATCTTAGCCATCAGGCCACGCCCATCTGCGGATAGTTGATGGCGCGATTAAAGCCCGTGTTCACAATCTTCGTATCCAATGTCATGGCGAGGTAGCGGAACGCGTCAGCGGCATGTGAAGTCCAGTCATGAACCGGACGCGGCTTCAGCGCTTGCAGCTTGTCGTCGTATTCGGCGCGGTACAGCTTCAAGGCATCGATACCGCGTGAGCATTTCTTGGCGTCGAACCAGCAACGAGGTATGACCGTGCGAACGGCGTTGATGCCGTCCTCGACACGGTGCATTGACGCGACGGTCAGATTCTTCAGGCCCAAGCTTTCGAGAACCTCAAGCCTGGATTTGCCAGTCCCCAATTCCTTCGCTTGGGCGTCATGCGGGACGATGTGACCAGCGTAGAGATACGGGCGCTGATTGATCTCGCGGACGTAATGTCCAAGGTCAACACCCGACGCCTCGTAATAATCCACAATGTGAATTTCACGCCCAATGACCTGCGCAAACCAGATTGCGGTACTATCGCGTATTCCAAGGTCCCAAGCTGTGTAAACCTGAGCAGTAGGCTCATGCGGCACCCCTGTAATGCGCGACGGCTTGTCGTTCTCAGCCTGGTTCATCAGTCGCCCGTAGTAGGCACCGATAACCGCAGCATCGAAGCTGCACTCGTATTCCTGAGCAAACTGCTCTTCCGACATCTGCGTGCGTTGCAGCGCAAGCTCGTCCGAAGAAGTGACACCAGTCTCGGACGCCTTCAGGATCAGCCTGAACCAACCCGGCAACTCAGCGCCGGTATCGTCCCGGTCTATCTTGTAGAACCAGTCCCTGCCCTTGGGCGTTCCGATGAAGGTTGCCCATCCCTGATAATCTGACAGAGTTGGCAATATAACTTCGGGCCAAGCCCTTGGATCGATCTGGGCGGGCTCGTCAAGAATGACGCCATCGTTATAGCCGCCTCGGAGCCGATCGTAATTGTCTGCGCCGTATAGTCGAACACGAGCACGGTTAGGATACTCAACCGTCAGCTCCGACTCGCTGATTTGAATGCCAGGAATCG